ACCATTTAGCAAAATAGATGAAATGGGTGCGGGAATGTATAAAGGCGAAAAAATTAGTATATTAGAACGACAACAAGCGCCGGAAGTGTAATGGTTGCACGTTCGACAATCCAGTCGAAAGGAGAGGTTCGATCCCATCTCGGCGCTCTATATTATGGCATACGATACAAAAAAATTATATAACCAAGCATTGGAGGAGATAGATAAAAACAATCTATTCTTTGTTGAGGATGTAGTGGCTTACTTAGGTATTGATAAAAGTACATTCTATAAACATTTCCCGATTGACTCCAACGAATCCAACGCCATAAAAGAAAAGCTCAATAAAAACGCGATGCGCACAAAGGTATCAATACGATCTAAGTTGCATCAAAGTAAATCACCTGCCGGCCTCCTGGCTCTATACAAGCTCCTAGCAACCAATGATGAGCGCAAGGCCTTAGCGATGGAATACAGAGAACACAGCGGAGAGGTAAAGCTCCCAAAATTGGAGGTAGTGTATGGAAACGTTCCGGATGGGGATGAATCAAAAGGTTCATCAAAGCCTCCTAAAAAATAAGCCTATCAACGTTCAACAAGGTGGGAGTAGCTCGGGAAAAACTTACACGATACTCCAACATTTATTTATGGTGGGCGCGGAGGATAAAGAAACAATTACCGTAATCGCAGAGGATGTCCCCAATCTAAAGTCCGGCGCTTATCGAGATGCTAAAACAATACTATCCAACACTCCGGAACTGAAACTCTATTGGCCGTATGAGAATAAATCGGATCGTATCTTTGAATGCGTTAACGGTTCGATAATGGAGTTTAAGTCATTCCAGGATGAGTATGATGCCCGATCCGGTAAAAGAACAATCGCATTTTTCAATGAGGCCAACGCTATCAAGTACGGTATATTCGAGCAAATCAACATCAGGACCACAAAGCAGACGATACTCGATTTCAATCCAAGTGCTAGATTTTGGGCGCACGATAAATTACAAGGTAGAGAGGATGTCGAGTGGTGCATAACAACCTATAATGACAATGAGTTTATCGCGCCGGCTATCAAGGAAAAAATAGAGAGCTATGAGCCAACTCCGGAAAATATAAAACGTGGTACGGCCAATGAATACCGGTGGATGGTATATGGAATGGGTAAAGTGGGAAGGTTGGAAGGGCTTATATTTCCAAACTTTGAAACATCGAGCGAATGGCCGGAGGAGTACAAATGGAGAGCCTTCGGGATGGACTTCGGATTTACAAACGATCCTACAACCTTAATTGAGGTGCGACTGCATTCGGGTAAACTGTATGTCAAAGAGCATATATACCGGAAAGGCCTCACAAACCAAGATATTAGCCGGTACGTGAAAGATTTGGGCATTACGGATCAAATAATAGCGGATAGCGCCGAACCAAAAAGCATCGAGGAGCTAAAGAGGGAGGGAATATGGGTATCTCCGGCGCAAAAAGGTAGAGATTCGATTATGTACGGCATTCAGCGAATGAATGAATATCCCATTGTGGTACATACATCAAGTAAGAATCTAATTGAGGAATTTTCTTCGTATATTTGGGCGAAGGATAGGCATGGAGTATCAACCAATAAACCGATAGACGATTTCAATCATGGCATCGATGCAATTAGGTATTGTTTGACCGATAAGCTCCGGAGAAAAAAGCTAGAATTTGATTTGATATAGGTCATTGTATCTTCTGTTTGTTACATAGGTTTTGACCGGCTTATGTTTCTTTATTTATTAACTCGTAAAAAATTGTTAAATTGTATCAAAACATTTGCAAATGAATTTCAGCGATTTAATCCCTTTCAAAAAACAACGCTTAAACAACCGGCTTAATCGGCAGTTGTTTCGTTATCAATCCGGAATGCCTATTTCCTTCGCCGATACGCAGGAGGGATATGTAGAGGATGCTTATTCTAATAATCCGGATGTCTATGCGGTGGTAAATGGGATTACGCGCTCCGCTTCCGCCGTTCCTCCGGTAGTGCATGAGGTTAAGGATGTAAAAAAAGCTCATCAGTATCGCTCCATGAAGTATGCAATGCGTAACGGCGCAACGCAAAAGAATATCGATTACGCTCTCGAACTAAAAGAGCAAGCCTTTGAAGATGTCTTAGATGATCGCGATCCTTTGTATAAGCTGATACATAATCCAAACCCATTGCAGGGTTATCCCGAATGGTATGAGAACATGAAGGGCTTTCAGCTGATAACCGGGAACGGATATACGCATTTTGTAGAGTTAGGCGATGGATCTATTGGCGAGATGTGGGTAATGCCATCTCAATTTACCAAGCTGATTGCGGATGCCTCGTATGAGAGTCTAGTCAAAGCCTACATCCTAGATGTGTACGGATATTCCGGCGAGAGATTAGAATCGGATTCTGTTATGCACTGGAAGTATTGGAATCCTGATTACGATGGAGTAGGCTCTCACTTATACGGTATGAGTCCGCTCAAGTCCGCACGTAATTCTATCCGATTGGGTAATGATGGAGATAACGCACTATCTAAAGCCTTCCGTAATGGTGGAGCTAGTGGAGTAGTGTTTCCGGATGATCCGGATATTGACCGACTGACAGAGGAGCAACGCTCACAGTTGGAGCATTACTTACGCAGTATGCAAGGACCGGACAATTACAAGTCTTGGCTCGTATCAAGTGCTAAACTAGGATTCCAGGCCTTTGGTATTCCTCCGGTGGACTTAGAGATATTGGAAAGCGGAAAGATGTCGCAGAGAGATGTATGTAATGTGTTTAATTTCCCTTCCGAGCTTTTAAATGATCCGGACAATAAAACCAACGCAAACAAAGAGCAATCGCGTAAACAGTTATACATGGATAACGTAATTCCTTCCTTAGTGAGGGATTTCGCGGAGATGAATAGATCTATTGTACCGAGATTCAAGGATAAGAAGTATCACCTAGATTTTGACATTCAATCGATTGATGCCATAGGCCAGGAAACGAGCGAAAAGGTTGATTGGCTAGAAAAGGCGTGGTGGCTCACACTAGACGAGAAAAGAATAGAAATGGGATATCAGCCAATAGGAGATGAGGCGAGATACATACCGGCCAATCTTATTCCCGACACTACATTTGAAATGACAGAGGATGACATAAAGCGGTTGAAACAAGAATATGCCAATACCAACTCCAAAGCCTAACGAGGCCGAAGGTTCTTTTATGAGCCGGTGCATCCGGTTTGTTACCAATGAGGGAACTCCGCAAGAGCAAGCGATAGCTATTTGTAGCTCTCAATACAGAAAAGAGAAGCTCAAGGTTATGACGTGGAAAACAATCGACCGGAAGCGAGCATCGTACATTAAATACGCTAAAACCGAGTTCTCACGAGCGCTAAAGACTCAAGCCAACGAATACCTCGACCAAGTAAAGCAAAGCGGTCTATCATCAGAGTATAGCATAAGCAGAGCGCCGATGGAGAATGCGATGTTCAATGTGTACTCTAGGGTAATGAAACAGTTTGCAAAAGATACCTATTCTCAATTCACACAAAAGGCACTAAAGACCGAGATAAATTGGGATGAGTGGGTGGCGAGATGGTTCGAAGGAAATACAACGGATCTAATCGGTGGGATTGATACTTACACACAAAACGGAATCCGATCAGTTGCAGAGAGAGCCATTATTGAGGGATGGGGAATAAGGGAGTTTCAGAATGCACTATTTGAGGATTACAGAATATCCGAACGGCGCGCCGAGCTTATAGGTAGGACCGAGATAATACGAGCCTCCAACGCAGGCTCATTGATGGGAGCGCAGGAAACCGGATTTCCTATGCAGAAGTTTTGGCTTGCAACGAGAGATAACCGTACAAGAGGATTAAACCCAAAAGATATATTCGATCATTATTCAATGGATGAGGACAAGGGCATCCCATTAGATCAGGCTTTTAATGTAAGCGGTGAGCAACTCCAGCATCCTGGAGATAGGGCAGGCTCTCCGGGTAATACGATAAATTGCCGATGTACGATGACGTATCAGGTTTTAGATACAGAGATTGAATGATAGTCATATTCTCATACAACCGGCCGGAGATGCTCAAGAGGTTGATTGATGAGTGTCCGGAGAAACCGATTGTTATTGATGACGGTTCTGATTTTGACGCGATGCCATTTGTAGGCAGTTGCGAGTTCCATAGGTTAAACCAC